GTGTTGGCGTACAACCACGCCAGCCCCGCTCTGCTCGCGTTCCTAGAAAACCAAGAGAAAATACAAAAGACATGCATTCAGACCCTTTAGAAATGGAAGACGAGACAGAGATGGCTATGTCGCCAGAGTCTTATTCCGATAAAGGACTTAATGAGCGTCAAATGTCTATGGTTGACGACTATTGCGAAATGGTTTCAGAGTATGGCCAGTTCAACCAATCTGCTGGTGCCGACGGTGCGCATTACGCAGAAGAGAATCCGTTTGTAGCAGAAGGACTAAAGTGCGCTAATTGCGTGTTCTATGAAGGTGGACAAAAGTGCCACATCGTAGAAGGTGTAATCAAGCCAGATGCAATTTGTAAATTGTGGATTATTGACGAGACTTTGATTAATTCTGAAACTGAAGAACCTGAAACAGAAGACCCAGAAATGGAAGACACTGAAACAGAACCAACTCTGGACATGATTATGAATGAAGGAAAATCTGTTGATTCTCTTGAGACAAAAGGAAATGTTTCTCCTAGTCATTCAACCGCAGTCGACGATACATCGAAGTGGGTTGATACGGTTCAATTCCGCCGTATGAAATCGCCAGCATCAAAGCAGTATTACGACAAAATTTTTGGATATCAACTTCCGAACACTGACGGCACAATGAAGACGCATTATTCTTATGTCCATCATTTTGTCAATGCAGACGGGACCCCAGGTGCCGCTTCATGGGCAGCATTAATGAACACAATGTCTTTGCTTAATGGCGCTCGTAGCGGAACTCGCCTTCGTGGCGAAGAGCGCACCAAGATGTACAACCACTATAAGCGCCACTACCTGGACCTCGGAAAAACACCGCCAGAACTTAAAAGCGACTTAGATATCGACACAATTATGATGGAAAAAGGCTTAATCGACGAGCCATTGACACCCAAGGAACAAACTCATGAATAACGAAACAAAAGCATCATTGCCAAGCCATTCAACAGATGTTGATATGACTTCCTCATGGGACAACGGCGCAAACAAAAAGCAAGTTGAAAGCCCATCAACAAAGTCTTACTTTTCTAAAATCTTTGCTTACCTCGACAACGGCGCAGACGATACAGTCAAGTCTTCATACCGCTATATCCATCACGAAGTATCGGCGGACGGAACTCCAGGACCAGCAAATATGCGAGCACTGGCTGCTGGAATGGCTGCATTAAACGGTGCCCGTCTTGGCACGGTAATTGATGAGGCTGGACGCAAGGGCGTTCACGCTCACCTTGCTTCTCACTACGAAGATGCTGGACGCAATGCACCGCCACTCCTCGCCAAGTCGGAACTTGACAGCATTTATACAATAATGGAAACAAAGTCAACAGAACTAGTAATCGGTCAAGCCGTTTCTGCAGACAATGTTGATGAGATTGTCTACGGTACAATCATTGAATCAAACGACGGTGAAGTCGCTATTCGTGAGTGGACTTTCACCGACGAAGAATGGCTACCAAGCGAAGCCGTTTATGACTTCCCATTAGAAGAAGTAACAGCAGACAACTTCCTTTTCAAGAGTTTAGAGAGTATTGTGCAAGAATATAACTTGGACGATGCACCCTCTAGCGGAGAAGCACAAGGTGTTGATAATGTTACAACCATTAAATCGAAGGATTATGAAATGACCGAACAAGATTTTGAAGTACTAGTTAAAAGCATTGCCAAATTGGTCATTGCCGAGATTGGTTTTAAACTAGACCCATCAATTGAAGAAGTAAAAGATGATGCTGTAGAAGTAGAAACATCTGAAATTGCCGAAGAAGTTATTGAGGAAAAAACCTCAAATACAGAAGAGCAAGTAACTGAAATTGAAACAGAAATCAAGTCTGAAGAAGTTTCAGAAGATGCTTCAGCCGAAGAAGCAGAAGTTGAAGAAGCAGTAGTAGCCGAAGACGCTCCAGCCGAAGAAGCAGCAGCCGAGTGCACCAACGAAGAGCACACCGATGAGTGCTGTGGCGTAGCAGAAGAAAAAGCAGCGTTCCTCACCCTCAACGATTTGAAAGAGTTCAGCGACCTGCTAGATATGCTATAGTCTCCGTATCGGCAAACACGCCGACGGAGGAACTATGGGAATATTTGAAGAGTGCTTTGTACACAAAGGTTCAGGCACAACTCGTGGTGGAAAAGTTGATTCTATTTTAAATGGCATGAACAAGCAAGATAGGGAATCCTTTCTTACTGCTTTACATGAAACTAAAATTTCACCAAATAAAATTGCTGATGTATTAACCAATCGTGGAATACCAATCGGCAAGCAGGCCATCCAACTTTGGCGTAGCGCAAACATTAAGAAAGAATCATAATGTCAATTAGCGACGCTCTTAATGAGGAAATAACAAAATCGCGTCTAGGTAAAATTTCAGACCTTTTAGAAAAGTCTGGTATTGATGTTGAGCAAATTGGAAAAGTGGAAAAAATCCGCATTTCAGAATGGCAAGGACTTACCAAAAACGAAGACGGAACAGCAGAGATTCACGACCTAGGTGGAGTGTCTGTAGTTATTTCACCACAGTGGGCAACTGGACCAGAATGGCCTGTAATTGAACAAGGTCCATCTATAAAATTACCTAAAAGCCCAACGATTGTTAAGAAATCGGAAGATTGGGATATAGCAGTAATTCTTCCAGACATGCAGATTGGGTTTTTCCATAGCGGTGACAATGAAATGGAACCGACACATGACCCAGATGCAATAGATTGTGCAATTGCTTTAGTCGCTTCCGTAAAACCTAAAAAAGTAATTATGCATGGAGACAACTTGGACCTTCCAGAAATGGGAAAGTACAGATTGTCACCAGCATTTCAGCGCACAACTCAAGCATCTATCAACTACGCAACAACAATGGTCGCCCGCTTGCGAGCAGCAAGCCCAGACTCTGAAATTGTTTGGATTGCAGGGAACCACGAAGAGCGTCTTGTTAATTATCTTATCGATAATGCTTCTGCTGCTTTTGGTTTGAAAAAAGGAAACTCTCCAGACTCATGGCCAGTTCTTAGTGTTCCCTATCTTTGCAGATTTGAAGAATACGGAATCGCTTATGTTCCTGGATACCCAGCAGGTGTCTATTGGCTAAATGAAAAACTCAAAGTTATTCATGGAACAAAAGTTAAATCTGGCGGTTCCACAGCCCATGCTTATTTAGCCACAGAGAAAACAAGCGTTCTCTACGGCCATATCCATAGGCGCGAATGGGCAGAACTTACCCGAGACGACTATGACGGACCTAAAACTATTTTGGCGGCTTCTGCGGGCTGTTTGGCTCGTGTTGACGGCATGGTACCGAGCACTAAGGGTGGCATTGACTTAAACGGTCGTCCAATCACGGTTACAGAGAATTGGCAACAAGGACTCTGTGTTGTCACATATCAAGATGGCGACAATCCGTTTCACCTTGAAATGATTCCTATTAGGGCTGGAAAAATGTTCTATAGAGGAAAATTCTGGGGCAAGGAAAATGCCTGAGAATAAAGACATATTTGCTAATGACATGAATATGAAATTCCCTGTCATCACAATTTCTTTGTCTTACGATGACCCCAATGAACCTATTCATGTCGATTTAGGTTCAATCCCCCCATTCATCGCTAGTGCGATATTTGAACAGGTGTTGGACTCAATGCAGGACCTCAAAATTGGACCAAAGGTAACGCTCAATGGGGTAACACTCATTGAGGCTGAACCTATCTACGGTGACCTTGAATTTGAGTTTGGCAATGAAGATGACATTGATGATGCCAATTAAGAATTACAATAATACCCTACTTGACACCACTACCAAACAGGTGCTTTAATTACAACTACGAGGTGCTTACCTTGTAAATCGTTCCATCGACTTCTAAGGAGAAGTAAATTATGGCTTACAATAGCCGCATTCAGGAACTCAAGTCAGCCCTCAAGACGGTCCTCACTGAGAACGATACAATCGTTAATCATGTTGAAGCAAACCGCGAAGAAGGCGGACCTGAGATTCAAGCACAAGTCAAGCATGTTGAAGCATTTCGCGCCAACCTCGCAAAAGCCCGTGATATCCGTTCAGAAATTGAAACCCTTGAAGGTTTTGACGAAGTAAAAGCATGGGCTGCTGGTGTTGATGCACCTCAGACCGCGCCAAGCCTCTTCACTCCTCAAACTGAAGGTTTCAAGTCTCTTGGACAGGAATTCATTGACTCTGGCGAGTTCAAGGCGCTTATGGGCGGCAAGGCTGGATACACGATGAATACTCCATTCTCAGTGAATGGTGACATCACAGCCCGTTACGGAGTTAAGGATGTTTATACATCACTCCCAGGCGGAACTCCAGGAGACTTCGGTACTCCACAGCGCCTCGGCATTGTAGAGCGCGCAAAGCGCACCAGCCGTGTTCGTGACTTGTTTGACATTCAGCAGACAAACACAAACATGATTGAATACTTCCGCGTTACAGGTTTCACCAACAACTCAGCAACTGTTGCCGAGCGTGATGGTTCTGCTTTTGCCGCTAAGCCACAGTCATCCCTTGCAGTTACTGGCGTTCAGGCTCCAGTACGCACGATTGCTCACTACGAAGTTGCTCACCGCAATGTTCTTGACGATGAACCAACCCTTCGCGGCATCATCGACAACGAACTTCTTTACGGTTTGCGCCTCACAGAAGACGACCAAATCCTTAACGGTGATGGTACTGGCACTAACTTGACAGGTATCCGTAACACTTCTGGTGTTCAGACCTACGATTGGAGCGCTGGAGCACAATACGACACCCGTATTGACGCAGTTCGTCGCGCCATCACCAAGTCACTGCTTGCTTACTACGAGCCAACAGGCGTCATTATTCACCCTAATGACTACGAAGCAATCGAACTCAGCAAAGACGGCATCCAGAACTACCTCATGGTTATGTCTGTTGCAATCGGCGCAGAGGCTCGTATGTGGCGTTTGCCAGTTGTTGAGACACCAGCAATCAGCGAGGGCTACGCTCTTGTCGGTTCGTTCGGTATCGGAGCAACTTTGTTCGACCGTATGCAAGGAACCATCCGTGTTTCCGAGCAGCACAGCGACTTCTTCGTTCGCAACGCAATTGCAGTACTCGCTGAAGAGCGTCTCGCACTTGCTGTTAAGCGTCCAGAGTCGTTCGTAGAAGTTAACTTCGACGGCGCACCAGAAGCCTAATAAGCCAAAGCAAAAAACCCCACTCATGCCTTTTGGTGTGAGTGGGGTTTTTTCTATGTATAGACTGGTTTGCGATGAAAGAAAAAGAAGCGTTTTTGTTTATAGGCAATATGCCATCATTTGACCCACTTCTTAGTGAAGTGCTATCACTAACTTATGAAGACTGGTCTAAATACAGGGAACGCAAAAATGCAGGTGGTTTAGCCGCAGAGAATACCGACACAATTCCGTTGGTCTACGACATAAAGCATAGGCTTAACTCCAATATTGTGCATGAAAACTATGAGCGCTTCAGCACATACATAGAAGAAATTGTTCTCTCTGTAGAAAAACATGTTGGACAAGTCAAAGTACAACAGGCAATGCTGACAAACCTCAAAGCCAATACGACCATCCCGAGACATAAGGATAAAGGGTCCTTGACTGCCAATACCCACAGGATACATGTTCCAGTGATAACCAATACGGAATGCATATTCACGGTGGAGGACGATTCCAGACACTTAGAGGCAGGTCAGATTTGGATTATAGACAATGTGGGCAGATACCACAGTGTGGAAAATAAAGGCCCAAATAACCGAGTTCATTTAATCGTAGATGCAATTTAATGTGGTACAATAAAAACATGGCAGATATTTCAGTCGTCGCTCCAAAAGATATTTGGGAAGATGTTGATGGTAAGCAAACACTTGTAGCCCGTAAAGGAGAGCGCATGACTCTCGAACAGGCAATGAAATACAAGGTTATGCCCATTGGCAGTTCCTCATTTGGCGCAATAGAAACAAAATAATAATGAGTTCAGATGGTTTGGGTAGTTACGACTACGCCAAGGCATGGCAGTCTGGTAACCCATTTAAGTACATAAAGTCCTCTTTGTATATGCATGCTATTTTACGAGATGAACTTCTTCCTGAATACCCCAACGAAGAAATCTTTAATTCGATAGCGACAAAAGTTCTTGTGGCTGATGCTTTCAAAACAAACCGCACTATCTCAATTAATTACAATTGGGAACCGCTAGATGAAAACATTGTCATCTATTCCGTTAGCGGCAAAGTCATTCATCCAGAACTAAGCGTTAACGATGAAGAAATGGGCTTTGCAATCGATTCGCCTAGTGCAGATTCGGTAATGGTTTTCCCGTATAGAAAAGTGTTTTGGCTAGAAGAAAGCCAATAATACCCATCACCACCCTCAAACAATTAGATGTAAAATAGCGCTATGGCAGTTATCACTTATACAGACCTGCAAAGGTATATGAACCGTACTTTTGACGCTGGCCAGCAGCAGGCCGCAAACATTGTAATTTCCAGTCTTCAGAATCAATTGTCTACTTGGCTCAATATCCCAGTCACGCCAGTTTCTATTATTGACGAGGTTCATCGGCTAAAGGTAAATCAACGACAGATTTTTCTCTATAAAAGCCCAGTTATTGAAGTTAGTTCATTCTATGTTGGTATCGCTGGTTCAGAAGTAGAACAAAATATTAGTGATTTTGATATCTATCCTTGGGGAATCGACAACATCCGTATTACTGGCGAGGGGTATCGCGCCTTGGTTACCTACACGGCTGGACCAGACCCAGTAGACATGGAAAACCTTTCCTACATTGTTCTTTCTGCCGCTGGTAGAGAAATGAACAAGGTTCTTCTCGATGCTCAAGGACTAATGCGAATGACTGTAGAAAACAGCCAGTACTACATGTCTCGTTCTGGTGCTGGTGGATACACCGAAGAAGAACTAAAAATGGCCAGCAGATATAAGCGAAGAGTTATTGTTTAGCCATGCGTGGACAAATCGATAACATAATCATTAGGAAAGTATCAGCAGGAGAAATTGTCGATGGCAACGGTGGTTGGGTTCCAACAATCATAGATACGCTCGTAAAAGGCTCATTCCATCATGTTCTCATGTACGACCGCAACCCAGAAATCGGCGGTCAGTACGGAGAAAGAATTGTCTCAATTGCTCGCCTTCCAGTCGGTACAGCAGTTTCCCAAGGGGACAAACTTGTTATAGAAGGCAAGAACCCAACAGTTGACGGCATATACGAGGTAGATGCTGTTCTTTATACGAGAACCCACCTTCGGGTACAAACACGAAGAATAAGCGTTTGATATGTTAAATCTCGACCAACAAATGAGAATGCGCCAAAGAGAAATTGACAAGGTGCTAGAGGCTGCTATCAAAAAAAACGCACAAGCGGCAACCGCATGCGCCGTTGAGGGTGTGCGCAGAACTAAAGTAGTTCTTAGCAATGCTGGCAGGGCAGCGCCTAACGACCCACCAGCATTAAAAACTGGATTTCTGCGTGATTCTGTAGTAAGTGTTCCTGCTAAGCCTGGGAACCCAACCAGGGCCGCATTCGGGGCAAATGCGCCCTATGCCTCTGCCGTAGAGTTTGGTCACGGCGGAATAAGGCCAGCAGGACCCCATCCATTTATTAGGCGGGTTGCTTGGGACCCAGATTTTCATGACTTCATCACAAATACGGTTGCTCAGAACTGGAAAAAATCAATTAAAAAAGGCGTCGCTAAATTTAAAAATTTGGGGATTAAATAATGTCATCTATAGCAGCAGCAATCCGTGCAGAAATAGTCGCATGCGATATCCCAAATATAATGAACCAAGTTTATCGAGATTTGGCACCCCCAACCACGACATATCCGTATGTCACATACGCTGACCACATCAATGACAGGATTGCTCTTACTGGAGATAAAAGAGTTTTGGCTCGCAACTATATGGTCCAAGTTGACTTATGGGAAAAAAGAACTGAAGAAACAGAGTCAATTCTAAATACGATAGTCGGCTGCTTAGAAAACGCCACGCTAGTCGGTACCGATAATAAAGTATTTAGATGTAGACTAATGGATACTCAAAGAATCATTCAGTTTGATGATGATGTAGTTCATCATGCAATCTCGCTCAACATCTATCGCAAGGTCTAATCATGGCGTTTACAATCATTACCGTTACGGCGACCTACCAAAAAGCAGACAGTACTCCAGCAAGCGGCTCTGTAACATTCCTAGCCTCTGGCACAATGCGGGATACCGACTCTGATGTAACGATTACCCCAGCAGAAATTACTGCGACGCTTGATGTAAATGGCTCAATCAGTGTTGAACTGGCTGCAAATGATGGGGAATTTACAACTCCGCGCGGGATTACATACGAGGTAACCGAAAGAATTGAAGATTCCAACGAAGCCAAGTCTTTTATTACTATCCTTAGCAACTCCCCAGACGGAACAGTTGATTTAGCGGATTTAGTTCCCAATATCCAAACAGTAATTACCCAGAATTACGCAACTAAACAATATGTAGATTCTTTGGTTACAGATGCCAATGAACTAATTTTTACTCCCACAAGCGAAATTCTATCGACTACCGTTCAGGGCGCGATTGAAGAAGTCAGGGCAAAGTCAAAATTCGTCTATACCCAGCCTTCAGCGTCTATATTGTGGGATATTACTCACAACTTAATGTTTTTTCCTAGCGTCATGATTGTTGACTCGGGTGAAAACTTTGTAATCGGTGATGTTGAATATGTCAATCAGAACAGACTTTTGGTGACCTTCGCACACTCCTTCGCTGGAAAGGCGTATCTTTCTTAATAGTAGATTAGTTCTGGAGAAACAATGCCAAAGTTCGTAAACAATGTAGACCTAAACCAAAATGAACTCCGCAAGGCGGTCATTCAGGTTCTGTCGTCATCCCCATCAACCCCAGTCGAGGGTCAGGTTTATTATAACTCTGTTAGCCAGACGATGTTTATTTGCACCGTCGGTGGCGGTTCTCCAGCATTCAAAGACCTTGGAAAGCAAGGAACAGTAACATCGGTTACTGGGAGCGGAGCAATTTCCTCAAGCGGCGGCACGACTCCACAAATCAGCATTGCAGCCGCAGATGGCTCAAATGCAGGAACAATGTCTGGCGCGCATTACACATTGGTCAACAATGCCACCAATGCCAACACGGCTTCAACAATCGTCAAGCGTGATGCTTCTGGAAACTTTTCTGCTGGAACAATCACCGCTGCACTGACTGGCAATGTAACTGGCGATGTAACAGGAAATGTTACTGGAACAGTTTCTTCTCTTTCTAACCACGATACTGGCGACCTAGCCGAAGGTACAAACCTTTACTACACAGATACTCGCGTTCGGGCAAATCGCCTTGACCAAATGACGGCTCCAACTGCAAGTGTTTCTTTTAACAGTCAAAAGATTACAAGTCTTGCTGACCCAACGGATGCACAAGATGCAGCGACAAAAGCATATGTAGACGCAGCCCGTTCTGGTCTTGATGTTAAGCAGTCTGTCCGCGCGGCAACTACTGGGAACATAACCCTGTCTGGTACCCAAACAGTTGACGGTGTTTCGCTTATTGCAACAGACCGAGTATTGGTCAAGAGCCAAAGCACTACTTCACAAAACGGTATCTGGGTTGTAGCAGCAGGTGCTTGGTCACGGGCAATCGACGCAGATTCCGATGCAGAAGTAACTTCTGGCCTCTTCACATTTGTTGAAGAAGGAACAGACAACGGAAACTCTGGTTTTGTTCTTACTACAGATAACCCAATCACCGTAGGAACAACTGGCCTAACATTCGCTCAGTTCTCTGGTGCTGGTCAAATCACTGCTGGCAACGGTCTTACAAAGAACGGAAACACGATTGATGCTGTTGGAACAGCAGGTCGCATTTCTGTAATTTCAGACTCAATCGACATTGATTCAACATATATCGGCCAAAACACCATTACAACCCTTGGAACAATTACCACTGGTACATGGGATGCAACAACTGTTGCGGTTACCGCTGGTGGTACTGGTGTTGAGTCGTTTACCGACAACGGTGTTGTTTATGGTAACGGAACAAGCGCACTTGATGTAACTAGTGCTGGAACGCAGTACCAAGTACTTCAGGCTGGTTCTGGTGGAGTTCCTGCATTCGGTGCCCTCAACCTCGGTCAAGCATCAGCAATTACTGGAACTCTTCCCCTAGGCAACGGTGGTACTGGAGCAACTACTGCAGCGACTGCTCGTGCCGCTCTTGTTGTTCCAACAATGTACAAGGCAGCAGTTCCTTCTGGTGCCACAACAGCAGTAGTAACACACGCACTCGGTACTACAGATGTAAGCGTTCAGGTTTACGAAGTTTCAACTGGCGAAACAGTTTTCTGTGATGTTGTTCGCTACGACACAAATGTTGTAAACTTGATATTCTCAGTTGCTCCAACAAGCAACCAATACCGCGTTATCATCCTCGCAGTAGAATAATTAAAGCGCCTGCGGGCGCAGTTAGGGACTGGTTGAGGCCATGCCAAAATTTAGAGAACGGCTACGCTTAGATAAACTAAGTTCAGCCGCTTCTACCGCAATTGATGTTGTAGTAGATGGCGATAGTGACGCGCGTCTCCATATTGAGGCTGGCGGTAAATTCGTATGGGGTGGCGGTAGCGCCCCTGGAGATGTAAACCTTTATCGTGATGCATCTGGGATACTTCGCACAGACGGAAGTTTTAAAACTTCTATTTTGGTTGTTGACGATGTTGAAATTGATACAACTGGTGCTACTGGCTCGCAAGCCCTTGTTTTTAACGGCACAAAATTTGTTCCAACGACCATAACGGTTAGTGGTGGAGCAAGCGTTAATGTTTCAGACACAACACCCGTAAGCCCATCTGTAGGTGACCTTTGGTTTGAATCCGACACTGGTAAAACTTTCATTTATTACGATTCCTCATGGATTGAAATTGGTGCTCAGCCACTAGGACCAAGTGGACCTAGTGGCGTATCAGGTGTCTCTGGTGTTAGTGGCGTTTCGGGTGTAAGTGGTGTTTCAGGTGTAAGCGGAACAACGGGCGCTACTGGACCAACTGGACCTTCGGGAGTCTCTGGTGTAAGTGGAGTGATTGGTCCTACTGGACCATCGGGCGTCAGTGGTGTAAGCGGCGTAAGCGGCGCAGACTCAACAGTTTCTGGACCACAGGGCGTATCGGGTGTCAGTGGCGTTAGCGGAGTTTCTGGCGTCATCGGCGCAACAGGTCCATCTGGAGTTAGTGGAGTATCTGGTGTCTCGGGCGTAATAGGCGCGACTGGTCCATCGGGCGTATCGGGTGTAAGTGGTGTCAGTGGTGTTCCTGGAGCACAAAACGCACACGCCACAGTAAAAACCGTTGTGGACACGCAAGGCGCAAGTAGTTATTTTGCTGGAACCGCCGACCAAAGTGAAGGCTTAGGTATCGGTGCTTACATTGAAGCAGATGCCAATGGTGCTATTTCTGCGGTTGGTGGTGCAACGATTGTTGTAGGAAACCGTGTTCTTTTCTCGGGACGAACAAACCCTATTGAAAACGGTATTTATACCGTAACAAGTCTTGGTTCTGCTGGTTCTAAATATAAATTTACTCGCGCAACAGACTTTGACAACAGTATTGCTGGTGAAGTTGAAGCAGGTGACTTTACCCTTGTAGAAGCAGGCGACCATGCTGGCACGACTTATATTCAAACGGTTATCGGTACTGCCGCTAACAACGCTATTAAAATTGGCACCGACAATATTCAATGGGTTGAGACTGGTGGTATTGGACCCGTAGGACCAACAGGGCCTTCTGGCGTCAGCGGAGTGTCTGGAGTCTCTGGCGTTTCTGGCGTTTCTGGAACCACTGGCGCAACTGGACCAAGTGGTGTATCAGGCGTTTCTGGAGTCTCTGGAGTAAGCGGCGTTTCAGGAGTTAGTGGTGTAAGTGGAGTATCTGGTGTCTCGGGTGTCAGTGGAGTAATTGGTGCTACTGGCCCAGGTGCACCACTAACCAGTTCTGCAACCGCCCCAGTATCTCCTTCTGCTGGAAACATTTGGTTTGATACATCTACTGGTGCTTCATACATCTACTACAACTCAGCATGGGTTGAACTAGGTGGCGGTTCAATGTCGCCAATGCAAGTTACCTCATCTACTCGTCCATCTGCACCGTGGGAAGGTCAGACGATTTACGAGACTGACACAGACAAGATGCTCGTATATAGCGGGTCAGCGTGGTTATACACATCTACTCCTCAAAGCACGGAGATTGGTGCGTGGCAAACATGGACACCGACAGTTACCCCCTTTACTGGAAGTTTTACGACTGTGACTGTAAATTCAGCGAGGTATAGTCAGGTTGGAAAAGTTATTCACGGCCGAATTGACTTTACAGTCACTTCAATTGGTACGGCTTCAGGAATCCCAATATTTACGCTTCCAGTAACATCAGTATCGTCATACTACTTTCATGCGCTCGGTCAATATAGGGAAACGCAGAACACAGGGTTAATTGGCATAGTTAGTTGGGAAAGTACAACAACAGCATCTTTAAGACGATATGACAACCAATCGCACATTGCAGCAGGTGCTCGTTACGGCGCAAGTTTTACATATGAGGCGGCGTAACGAGCACCTGCTGC